TTAGATTTATATCCTGATGCTAAGATTAAATCTGACAAAAATCCTTTACAACCCCAAGAGGTATAACATTTCTGTCTCCAAATCCACCATCTAGGCTGTAACTAGCAAAAGTGTATAAATTGTTCTTATCTTTCCTAAAAATAAATGCGTAAGTAACTATCTCAACAGGTTTCATTTTTGTAAATTCTTCCATACTACCTATGGTGCTATCGCCTATAATATCAAACCAACTGATTTTGTGTAAATAATAGCTTTTATTATCTAGGACTATTCTATTTTCGCTTTTTCTTTTTTCTTCTTTTTTTTGCACTTCTTCGTCTCTTACGCATAGGTCTTTTATCAATCAAAACTGCAAGTGTAGAAGTTGTAGTAATCCCACTCATTTCTTTTTTCTCTTCTTATGAGCTGAGTTTCTCATCAACCGCCCATCAGGCATATAATGAAACCCTTTAGGCGGTTTTTTCTTTTTCTTTTTCTTTGCCATTATCTCTTTTTCTTTTTCTTCTTCTTCTTTTTCATAATGGCTTTTTGTAAGCCTTTTGGCAATTTCTTCTTTTGTCTAGCGGTCATACCGCCACCATAATGACTTGGCATAGCTATCTCCTAATGTAAAATATAATTATGTACTCCGATTGTTATTACCACAATAATAATCGCTTGAACCCACCATTTCAAAGATAAAAATGAGTCCCACCATTTTTCTATCTTTTGTTTCATCTTACCCCCTATTTTTTCTTACCAAAAAATTTGGTAGCACCTTTTATACCAAAACTAGCTGAAACAATTACTCCTAATGTGTATTTGTACCAATCTGGGGTTTTACTCAAAGCCTCAAATCCTCTTTCAACATAATCTACAGTAAAAGGTATGAAACATAATAATAGAGGTATGCTAAAGAGTATAGTTAAATATTCATCTTTCCATGAACCTTTTGTATTTTTTATTCCCTCTAAATCCCAATCAGCTTCTCCTTTAATTTGTTGTTGCATCAACTCAGTTTCAGCTTTTATCTTGGTAAGTTTTTGTTCTGATTGTAGTTTTTTCTTTTCAACAAAACCTTTGACTACATCTCCAGCAACTCCCACTAATGGTTTTACTAATAAATGCCACATTATAATCTCCCCTCATCTTTTAAATATTTGCTTATTTTCATCATCTTAGTTCTAAGATCATCATGTTGATATTTTTTACGCATCTCATTCACATAAGTTTTCTCTTCAAAAGTCGTAATTCTTTTCTTATGTTTTCTCAAGTCAACTCTCTCATTTTCCTTGCCAATCTCTCGGCTCTCGCTGGTGTATGTTTCTTTGCCCATAAACTATCTAACATTTCGTTTGCGGCACTATCATAATCTTTTTTACCTAATGCTTCAAACATCTTCTTAAATTTACTTACTTTTGGTTTACCCATTTGAAAGCACATATGTATCAAGATTTCAACACATTCATAAGATTCAACATTATTACTCTTTGCAAGACTAACAGCATCTTGATAAGCAATCTGAAAATCATACTCAAAAAGTCTTTCTAATTCTTTATTGTCATAAACTTTACCCTCAACAAAATTATCTAAAGGTTTTACCAAATGACCATAACCTATTGTGCCATAGCCTAGATGGTCTAAGTAAACTTTATTTGAAAAACCCTCTTCTTCTTTTATGTGTTCTTTAACTTGTTCTAAATTCATCTTGTTCCCCCTATACCTAAATATATTTCTTCATCTTCTTCTTTTATTTCGTGAACTGCTTTTTTTAAATATACAGCCGCATCTAATAATTCTTCTATACTATTTTCTATGGCTTGTATCTTATTCATTCTAGCTGACTTCATAGTATTCTTATATTTTAAAATACCCCTGTTTGACCTATCAGCTAATTGATTCATCAGTTCGGTTACTATTGGGTCTTTCGTCTTTTTTTCTTTCATATTTCTCCTTTAGTTCAAGCATAGAGATAAAGTTATGTCCCTGAACATGACCATCAGCCAACAACAACTGACTTACTCCATAACTCCAACCATTTGCACTATTTTTAGCATAACTTTCAACATGACCATAGTCCATACAAGTCCCCACATTCACAATCTTAACATAATTACCTCTACCCAGCTTTGAGGCTCTCCATGATCTTTCTCTATGGCTATGACCAAAAACTATATCATGCGTTGCACCATTTGAAACCTGACTAGCTTCAGCCATCTTTCCACCTATTTCTCTACCTATCTCTGATAAAGGAACATGAACAAAAGCAACACCTTTTATAAAATGAAACTCTCCATAAGCTGAGATACCCCAACCTTTTGACATAAACATTCTTTCATATTGTTGAGAAAAAGCACCTACAACTTCTTTGTTTTCATTTTCATACTTGTATAATCTCATCTCATGGTTGCCTAAACAATAATGTTTTATAGGCTTCACATCTCCCATACCCTCATACAATAATTCTAAAGCATCTTTTGTTGCGTTTATATCAGCTAGTATTGGTGGTTTCTTTTGACCCTTTACAGTATGGTTCTTATCAAATGTAGAGCAACTATCAAAACTACAAAAATCGCCTATACAAACAAGATGATCTGGGTTGTATTCTTTTATTTGTCTCCCTATCCAATAAAATCTTTCAAGGTCTTGCTCAGGGGAAACATGAGCATCAGGTATTACAAAAACTTTTGTTGGGTCGCTAAATGTCGTTCTTTGTGCTGGTATTCTTATTATTGGTTTTTTATATTCTTCTATAACTATCTGAGGTTTTACTTCTTTATATCTTTCCCATTCTATTCTCCAATGTGAACTTTCTAAAGCTAGTTTTTCTATCTTATCTATTTTTCTTTGAAGTGTAGTTCTAGGTATTTGTGTTACTTCTTCTACTATTTTCTTTGCACCTTTAGGGTTATGAGGTCCGCCTGTCCCTAAGGGCGGATAACCTTTATCAAGAGCTTCGTGAAGTTTTTCTTGAATAAGTTTGAGTTCGTCCCACTCTTTATCGTCCATCAGCCAAACATTCGCAAAACCCAACTCACAAATTGAGTTGCAACCATAAACCCTATCGCCCATAAAATATAATTGAGTCGGTCTATGTCTCTTTGCATATGTTTCAAATGATTGTTTTCTAACAAATCTAGTTTGTTGTAAATGTGTAGAATATG